TCGGTCGGATTGGTATCGTACGTTTCCTCGGTCGGACCAGTATCTACTGTATCCGTATCCGTATCGGTCGGATTGGTATCGTAAGTCGTCTCAGTCGGCTCAGTGTCTTCTGTATCCGTATCCGTATCGGTCGGATTGGTATCGTAAGTATCTTCTGTATCCGTGTCGGTATCTGTATCCGTATCCGTGTCGGTATCTGTATCCGTATCTGTATCCGTGTCGGTATCTGTATCGGTATCTGTATCCGTGTCGGTATCTGTATCCGTGTCGGTATCTGTATCCGTATCTGTATCGGTATCTGTATCCGTGTCGGTATCTGTATCCGTGTCGGTATCTGTATCCGTGTCGGTATCTGTATCTGTATCTGTGTCGGTGTCGGTTGGGTCAGTAACGTACGTAGGAAAAGTTTCGTATGTAGGATATGTAGGCTCAATAATGGGCGGTCGCGGCCTAACATCTATAATCGGTGCAGTGCCTGTATCGTACGTTGGCACGGTTGGATATGTAGGAGGCCCCGGAGGTCGAGGCTGTTGCCCACGTGGACCGAAGAAATAGCTGTAGCGCGGTGCAACCATTGGCGCAATGCCACGGCTGTACGGGTTGTAGTAATTAGGGCTGTACCGGACGGGTTGATACGCTTCCGGGGTGAAAGCAGTGATACCTGTATTGCCGGGAGCACGGGGTGCTACAGGTGCGTAGCCTCGATAATCAGATGTATTACGGTACGCCCCACCGTCGCTGGGGTCATTTAAAAAATTGCGATAACCTGAAATGCTAGGAATGCCGGAAGGTGCAAATTTGGGAATGCCAGAATACTCAGACCTAGACCGACGAACGCGATTGTACCCACCGCCGTAATCATCGCCACCACCGTAGTTACCCCCACCCGCCATCGTGATCTCCTTACGCAGGCATGTATTTGCGTGGGTTTATTTGCTTGCCTTGGTGTGGATTGCCCGTGCGTGCGTGACGAACTTTGTTCATCATTGCGTACAACTGCTTGGCACCCGCGTCTGTAGATCCATTACCCAAGTGAGAGACGACATCAGCAGGCACAACGAACTCGCCTTCGGCCAGACGTGCGGGTTGCTTGCGACCTATCTTGGCTGGAATATTATCAGACATTCCATCGCCGGGGCCTTTTAGCAGCCGCCCACCATCAGAATAGCCACCAAGCGTACTACCACCAGCCGCCATCTTTTGCATATTGCTAGATGGCCCACCAACCATGATTGACCCTTGGTTTGGTGGATTTCGATCCAACGGCCCTTGGTTCAGCCCAGCAATGCCACCTTCTGCGTATGCCCGTGGGGTAAAATTGCCCGGATCGTATCGGAACTTACTCAATGGCCCAGAGTACTTTTCTTGTTTTGGTGCCCCGTACTTAGGGGCAGTCAGCATAAGCGCACCGATACCAGCACCGCCACCGTAGAGTAGCTTTTCTGAAGTGGGCAAAGCTTTAAATCGGTTAATGAAACTACCGGGAGCTTGCGGAGCCGCCGCAGTACCTGCTTCACCGGGGAGAACATTCAATCCAGTGGGGCTTTGCGCCGTAAAAGGATTGGCTGGAGGGGGTGGCGGAGCAGCACCAACATCACCGGGAACCGCAGCCAAACCAGTAGGGGTTTGCGCAGAAAATGCTCCGGCTCCTCCGGCTCCTGCACCAGAAGGAACTCCCGCTGCGCTGCCCCCCATCACCGTGCCATCTACAATAGGCGCGGCTCCAGCACCGGCTCCACCAGCGGCACTCCCAGCTTCTGCTGCTGCTGCGCTACCTGCGCCCCCAAAAATACCACCACCAATACCACCCGTGGCTGCACCCATGAGTGCGCCTTTCAAAGGGTCAGTACCTTGGATGGCTGCGCTTCCACCACCTAGTGCTGCGCCAATCAGTGCGCCTTCAATAATTCCACCATCTGCCATGATAGTTCCTTAGTTATCCAACTTTCCAATTAGTGCCGTCTGAATATACAGGCACTTTGGTTGACCCGCCACCGGCTACCGTGGAGCCAAACGTGGACACGGAAGAGTCGGTTACGAATGATCTGGAGCCTATACCGGTAGTAGCTGCGCTGGGTAGATTGGCTACCGTTACGGGGGTGTTTGCTTTCAGTTGATTAACAATATTATCAATCTGGTTGAAGTACAACCGCAGAATGTTATTGAGTTGGTTGATGTAGTTCTGATCATACTCAACCGTTGCGGCAGGTAACCGTGGGGAAACAACACGATTGAGTTCAAAATTTGATGTAACTAGGTAGCTCATCTACGACCATCATTACGGATGTCGATACGGGGAGAGCCAAGCTGCCATTGCAGCCCAAGCTGGTTGCCTTCGATTTTAAACGCCATTTGGCGTCCACGCACGCGAGTGTAAATCTGCCCTGTGTACTGCTCAATCGGATACGTAGATGTTCGGGTAGCCGTAGCGTAAGCGTTACCCCCCACCGATAGTGGGCTATTGTACCCCGAACCTGAGTTCTGCATGGGGTACAGCGTCATGGTTACCTGCGGACTTGCGGCAGTAGACCCGTCAAACTTGAGGTCCGGCAACATGCGCCACACAAACCCAAAGTTGTGCCCGTCATCAATATCAAATTCGGACGACAGGATATAAGAATCAATCGCTGTGCCGGTAATAGAATCAGTGCAGTCATTCACACCGTTTTCATGCCAGACAAGATTCTTGGAGTACGTAGCAGCAATTGGGTAGTCGTTCAAACCACTATCAATCCAAGCCGTGCGCCCCATCGTGCCGTAGTACCAAATATTTTCCAAGTAGTTGTAGATGACGTACTTGTCTATAGTGTTGCTGCCAGACGAACAGTAGAACCACCAAACTTCGTTAAAGCCTTCATTAGTGCTACAAAAAACTTGATCAAATTGACTTTTGTTTATGTTCTCAAACACGTATTGCCGTAAGTCACAACTAAGCGTCTGTATGCGACCGTCGTACTTGTAGAACTTATCTATACCCATCCAATATATAACCCCAGAGGCTAACGTAACAGCATTTGGCCCCACGATTGAAAGGCCATCACCAAGAAGTTGCGAACCCCATACGTACGGTGGGCCAAGATACTGCAAAGAATATAGGGACGAATCGGTAAAAACAACGATCTCTTGTCGGCTTTGCACGGTCGTAACAATTTTAGAACCGTGCGACAACCGCACACTACCAGCTTGGTTAGTAATCGCAGGATACCAAACAGTCAAAGATTCTTGGTCTGACCACCGTATAAGCATGGGGTCAAGGATTGTGCTACCGTAATCATTTGTACCAAACACCAAAATAAACCGACTAGCGTCTGATACAGTAAAAGCGTTTTGGTACAGCGGTGCATAGCCGTCAGATCCACCTATGCTGGCAAGGGGGTATCCTCGCGCAGCAAGGTACTGCGTACCAGACTGCGTACCAGAAGTGTTAATTGCCGTGCCGCCATATGTGGTGGACAGGTTGCACGTAGCGCCGCTAGCATTGATGACATAATAGACCGTACCCGGAATCAATCCTGTGGGTAGATATCCCGTCGTTGTCAAAGTTATCGCGGTACCGTTATCTAGACTATACCCAAGCGTCAACACCGCAGGGCTGGCAATTGTTACGGTAAACGCAGTATTTAAATAACCTGTATTGGCGTCCCAGTAATATAGCGGCGATCCACGGGGTGCGTAAAGCAAGTTCTGCCCATAGTTCATCTGGTTCCAAAGCTGCAACGCATTGGTAGATGTGCTGCCATTACCCCAAGTACCCAAACCCCACCCACCAGCGCCCCAACCAGTAAGTGGTACGGCAAACTCAGGCCCGGTGTTTACTTGATATGAAATATAGACCGTGCCACCACCAGTTGTGCTAGAGGACGCCGTGCCAGCAAGCGTTATGCTATACGTATTAACCGACAGATAAGTGATTACGTATTCACCAACCGGAACTGTTACCCCACCAACAGTAGGCGCAGCGCCAGCGTAATATATGGTTATGTACGAACCATTCACAGCCCCGTGGCCGGTATCAGTGATTGTCACCGTTGTATTGCCACCGGAGTTGCTGGCTGTTGATGTGGCAAACGGGTTAGTCAGCGTACTGGTTTTACGAATTGGTGTGATATCGTAATACGACCCACCGTTCTGGATGTAGAATTTTAGGTTTGTACCAACACCCATTAAATTCTGTGCACCAAGCGTCACCCAAGACCATAGTGAGCGGCAAAGGCCGAGGAATGTACTAGCTGAAATTTGCAGCCAGCCGCCCAGCTTCTCAGGCGTGCCTTGACGGAAGCGGATTTTTTCCGACTCGTAGTAACCGCCCTCGTTGGTGTACCGCGTGTTTTCGCGGTTAACCCCCGATTTGAACAGTATCTTTTTTAGCATTACTTGCTCGCAACGCCCTTGTGCTTCTCAAATGATCTCATGCCACCAAAACCAAGAAGGCCAGCGAGCAGCGTCATGAGTTGCTCAACGTCAAGATC